GTGAAGTACTTGGAGAGGACATTGGATTCAATGCAGAAAAGTACTTATTTGAATTTGAATTTTCCAATTTAACTGAGATGGAATCAGAAGCGAATGCTCAGATCGCAGAGTTTGTTTTACTCTCAAAACCTTATAATATTGATGCTCGAGTATTCACTCTTGACGATATCGCTGATCCATACAAAGTTGGATTAGGTCTCGATATCAAGATCAACGGCCAGTCCGCTTTCGCTACACTATTTGATCTTTAATCCACGATTCTAAATCAGTAGAGGCTGTCCAGCCCAGAATCGACTGAGCTTTGGTCACATCGGCCAAACTAACTTTTGGCTCTAATCTAAATCCAATATTTTCTCGACGCTGTGAAATCATATCAGCGATTTGGTTAACTGACCAGGTTTTACCTGACCCGATATTGATAATACTGAATCTTCGAGTAGGATTCATTGCCTTTAAGTTTGCAAGAGCAACATCTTTTACATAGATAAAATCTCTTTGCTGACGGCCATCATTGGTGATGGTTAGAGGTTTTCCGTTTTTAAATTGTTCTAAAAAGATTGGAATCACAGAGCGGTAGGAACTCTTAGAGTTGGTTCTTTCCCCAAACACGTTAAAGTATCGTAAGCAAGTAACTGCAATTTCAGTTGTTTCAGCATAGTACTTTGCATAAGTTTCACCGACTAATTTAGATAGAGCATAGGCCGAGATTGGATCAGGCTGCTGAGTCTCAGCAGTAGGAAAGGTTGCAGTGTTTCCATAGATCGCGCTAGTCGAGCTAAACACAAGCTTTTTTACGCCGGCAATTCTACAGGCTTCAAGCACGTTTGCTGTACCAACAACATTAACTTTAGTATATCGATCAGGATGATCTAATGACTCCTGGACAGACGTTAATGCGGCTAAGTGGAATACACATTCAGAACCTTTTATCATCGAGGCGATCATCTTGGGATCCTCGGCAATATCATAATCTCTAATATCAATACCAGCTAGCGGTAGATTAGATTTTTTACCAGTTGAGAAGTTATCAATGACGGTAGGAAAAAATCCTTCACTGATTAATAATTCTATTAGATGAGAGCCGATGAATCCGGCTCCACCTATTACTGTGACTTTTCTTAGCATTTATAGAGAATTAAAGATTAATTATAATTGACCCTTGGTTCCTACTTCAGAAGCGGTTTCGCCAGATGGAGCGGTTTCTGCAGCAGGCTCAGAGGCGGTTCCTCCAGCTGGGGCTGCTCCTCCTGCTGCTCCAGCCGCAGCAGCTTCGGCTTCTCCCTCAGACGTAGCTTGATAACTCTTGTTCTTGGCAATATCCTCATCACTTAGCTTCAAGTATTCTTTAATCAAGTACTCAGTTGAGAAGTAAGGTTTATTTTCATCATTAACTACAGCTTTCATAGCATTAAGGGTTGCAAGACGCTTGTTAAGTAGCTCTTGAGTCTTAATTTCTTCAAACACGTTATCATCATGCCATGTTAAACCAACCGCATTCGCGAATCGGTGATCTGACTTAAGATCCTTCACGTCTAAACACATTTGTAAGTATAGAGGCTTAGTCATAAGCTCTTTAAATGCTGAGCGCAGACGTTTAATGAATTTATTGTATCGAATTTCCTCCCTTGAGATTCCTTCAGCATTCATTGTGTAAGATCCTTGATTTTCGGACCAACGAGAATACGGTAATTTAGAATCAAGTTTTAATTTATCTTGGAAATACTTTAAGAGCTCTGAACCTGATAAATTTGGTCCAGGATACTCAAGAGCCTCAATATCGATTGATTCACCACGATCGTTCTTTGGTAAAACATAGTTCTTATAGAATAAGATGTTCGGCTTACCATCAACCATCAATTCTCCGGAGCTTCCGTCAAATGAAATGTCCTCCTTTAGAGTGTTGGTAAATTCACGAACGTCTTCTTTTGCCTTTTGCATTGACTTGGTTCCAACTGGAACTGTAGTCTTTAAACGAATTGGAGCATTCATTGTATGCCAAATGACCTTAGAGTGCTCAATCAAGCGTAATAGGTTAAATGAACGAATTAGACGTTCAACGAAACTAACTCGTTTTGTCCTAAATTCGTTTGAGTATGAGATGTAGATGATCTGTGAATCAGTCAAGGTACGATTCATTCGATTGACCGGATCACGTTGAGACCATTGTAGGTAAATACGACCGCTTGAGTCCTTTTTAACTTCTGGATAGAGAGTTGATGGATCCAATTCCTTGAAACCAATAATATCTTTTGGGTTGGTCAAGTTATCGTAGATGATTTCAAAAGCCAAATGACCTTCGATTAACCATTGATAGAAGTATTGCCATGCAGAAATACCACGATCGAATCCCCATGCATTATAGATTTTTTCAAAATTTTCTTGGTACTTTTCCAAGATTTTTTGTTGGTAATTCAATCTTTCGTCCTTGTTCTTTCCACGATAGTTGATTTCTCCAACTAGATCATTTGGATAACAGAAACGGTTATCCTGGTCGAATACGATTGCATCATCTGCAATTGTTTCAATAACGAATTCAATCTCACCATTTGAGGCAAGATCACGAAGACGTTCTCTTTTTTGAACGTAATCCAATTGAAAGAATGCAATTGACTTGTTCTTGAGTGAAGACGTTGTGTCCGATAGTGCAAGGGTTGCTTTCATTAGGTCGTCGCCTAGTGCATTGTTGAATCCCGTTAGCTGGCCCTCAATGTAACCGATTGCTTGGGAATTCTTAACGAGTAGATCATCGTACTTCATACCGAATCGGCTGAGCGCGGTTAAACCTGATCTAAGTCCTCTTACTGGATTGCTATCTAAAAATCCTGCCATTTATTTATGTTATGTTATTTCAAAAAGTCTGAAATTTGTGATCTTGTCGCAATAGATTCATCACGAGAGTAGTTAACTTCTCCAATCTTTGGCACGGTCGGCCAATCTATTAAGCGCAAGTATCGCATTTCTTCTCTGTTATATTTATCAACCAGGAACTCAAATTTAATACCTGAGTACGGGCTGAGGTTCATTATGAAGTTCTTATTCACCGAGCCAAACGGATTCATTTCTGGCTGCCTGATTCGTTTTGGATACTCTATGAAGTTTCCCTTATCGTCAGTTAAGTTAGACAGTACAGGTAGAATTCGGTTTAAGTAGGTCTGAATGAACTTTCGTCTTAGTTGCTGTGGCATTACTTTGATATTCAGGCCAAATTCAATTGGTCCGCTACTTCCCAATGAAATGAATATTGGATAGTTATCGATGTAGGGTTTAGCTCCATTACTTTGACCTGACGTATAGTCATCTAGGCTAGGTAAGCCATCATTTCCCTTAACGGTTTTTGCAATAAACGTATAGACATGACCTGGAATCAGGATTGGAACTTGTAGCGATTCTTCAGCGAATCGATAATTTGGACCAGATTGAGTAAAGTTCTCAACCTTGCCAGTTTCAATGTAGTCCTTTATTTGATGTATTGCCATTACTATCTTTTATATTGATTTGAACAGAAAGTTTTCGGTAATTATTCCGAATTTTAAACCTCTGACTGAAGCAAATTCTTTTGCTGCTTCGAATTTAGCCTGATTGACGATGTACTGCTTGGCGGCATACACATAACTCGCAGTTTGTTTGTCAGTCATTCTGGCTGGGGCAGTTGGCGGTTTTGTGTACTTGTCAGGCTTGATCTCAATTAACCACGACTGTTCCCTACCTTCGTTATCCTTTGTAACCACATAAAAATCAATGTAGTAGGTGTGGCCCCTCTTATCTAATGGGCTGTAATAAGGAATTCCAACCGGTTCGCTGGAGTACTTGATTACGGTTGGGCTGTGATCGCACCATTTAAGAAACTTAAATTCCCAACTTGATCTAAATATGATTTGTGTTGGATCCCCGACGTATTTTTCAGGAAATGTTGGTTTAAAATAGCCTTGCCTGATTGACCCGGCTCGTGGTTTTAAGAAGGTCTTGATGCTCTTCTGCTCTTTAGGTTTCATGTAGTTATTTATAGGTACGCCATGTCAAACACAGTTTCGCTAAAATAGCTATTGATCCATTGATTAAAATCGCGCGGACTGTACTCAGAGTCCTTGGAATGAATGAAAGAGTACATATCATTGATGTCCTTGATTCTTTGAATCTCTTTCATCTCTTCGATTGAAGAGTATTTCTTTTTTAGGTAATCGATTGCCTTGTTCCATAGAAAAACCGAGTAACCTTGCTTGATGAAGTTCATCATTTGGGTTTTACCGGCTTTATCTCGGTCAAACACCACTCGAGTTGCGCCTTTTGCTCCTAAATTCGCAAGAATGCTGCGCGCCTTTGACGCACCTGAAGTTGCAATACAATTCTCAAGCAACAGAGAATCGAACTGACCCTCAGTCATTAGAATTGGCTTAGTGAAATCAACGTTCAGGATATTAAAGTAATTATTCAAGAAGTTAGCGTCCTCAACCAGGTCCTTGCTCAATCCACGTTGAGCAAAAATAATCGAGAGATCAGTGTAAGACTTAATGATGTACTTTCGATCAGAGTTAGGGTCAAGGCTACGAATTGCAAAGCCCAATAATCTACCTGACCTGCGATCGAAATTGAATATGTAAACCTTATTATCACTTGCATCAGTGTAGAGGCAATCGCCGAAATCCTCGATTAGGTTAAGATCCCTGGACTTGATGTACTGAAAGGCAGTAGATGTTTCTGGAACGAGGTCAAGTCTCTTTAGCGAGAATCGGTTAATGATATCGGTGATTGTTACAAGTTGACTCGTGTCAGAGGTTAGGAATCTTAAAAGTTGGTTCTCAACTCTTTTTACCTTCACGGGTTGATAATCACCGTCCAATAAAAAGCTTGGTAACATGATACCATGTTCCTTACTCATTCTGGCAATGAACTCGCCGATTGGCAAGTACGCCATACAGCCGTCATTGAAACACTTGTAGGCACCAGTGTCTAAATAGAGGTTGCCGCGTTTCTTGGAAACCTTTTTATCAGAGTCCCCGCAGATTGGACACGCAAAATTTAGCTTACGTGAGCTGTGCTCTTCAATCTTTTGTTTTTCAGGCACATCATGGAATCTCTTACGTAAGAGAATTTCCAAAAAGGCCGATATTTCCTCAATTTTCATCAGTTACTTTTATCTTCTTTTCAGCCTTTGGTTTTATTGCACTCTTGTAGGCTTTATCAAGATCGTAACCCATTTTATAGTAGTCCTTACCTTGTTTTATGGCCTTTTCATACTTGTCAGTTTGTAACCATGAACCTCCAGTTGGCGTATCAATTATTTCAGTCCATCCGTTTTGCCTTAAGTATTCTTGCATTGTTTCAACTGGAATCGCAAATGGATCAGATACTTCAATTCCTAACTTCTTTGCAACTCGATCTCTGTATTTGACAAGTTCATGCTTTGGAACAATCACAGTATTCAGACCAAATTTTGAAATGGATGAAATGTAGGTTGAGAAAAGTTCTTGAGGAACCGGTAAATCAGGATTACCTATGAAGTGTTGACAGCTTTCTGGAATCTCAGCGTATTCTAGCGTAACTGAACTAACTGCATACAACGGGAATGTTTCTTCTGGCGTGAACTCCTTGCTGCGACTTCTTGATTTGATTATGTCAACCTTGCGAGCAAGGCTTGGAGTCAATTCAGAATACCCCATCGCGACGAGTAGTTTATTGATAGGCTCAACAATTAATCTAAAGAACTGTTGATCTCTATCCATAGGCACTGCGAACTCTTCAGGAAAAGCACCAGGAGCATAGGCAAAAATATCAAAATTGTGTTCGTTAGCAGCAGCGTAGTAGAATTTAATCTTTGAACCGCTACGAATCAGATTGTATTTTTGATTGTTGGTCTTTTTGATTAGGTGATT